GGAATCCAACATAGTCCAGACGCTACAATGTCCGTTACAGAGTTTAAACGCGCCAATTTGTCACCAGACCCTCTGTGTGGTGTGTATTCTTGTACAGGTAACCCCATACGTCGCATCTCTTGGTATAATGCTGTACCAGCACTTTTTTTCTCCACAATAAACGCGTCTGGGTTCCATTCACTATATTCTTCCATAGCTAATTCTTTTAACTCTGGAAACTCCATACGCTTTTTTATACTGTTTAGCAAAATAATATTATAATTATCTACTTCTTCGTTGAGGAATACACCCCAAGTTGTCAACGCAGTGTAATCTGCGCGGTTGTGTGTCTCTGCTGCCGCATCTAAAGACATGATAACGTATTCACACGAAGGTGGGTCTTCTTTCTGCCACACATTCCACCATTCACGTTTAACGAGTGCGGCCTCTTCAGCGGTGGGTTGTTGTTGGTACTGCGCGTTCCATTGATACACAGGCATAGAAGCTTTAGTACGTAATAACGCGTTAAGGTCAAAAAACTCAGGCCATAAGGGTTTTTGTGTAGATTTTTTAGTTTTATCGTCTATAGTGTCCAAAATAGCGGGAAATTCTACCACATCATACTGATCTGAGCGTTCATTCTGCCCCATATCTCGTACAACACGCCCTGTCAGGTCATCCATGTGCCAACGTGTTTGTATTATGGCAACGCTACCTCTAGGCATAAGACGGGTACGTGCTCCGAAGGTGAACCACTCGTAGGCCTTTTCGAACACTTCAAAATTTCCGTTAATGACATCTTGTTCAGAATGGGGGTCATCAATGAGCAGGAGGTCAGCACCCCTACCAGCAATAGAAGACCCAATACCGCACGCATAATACTCACCTCCAGAGTTTGTGTTCCATCGACCCGCTGACTTAGAGTCCGATGCTAATTTAACTGTAGGAAATATAGACCTATAATCATCTGTGGCGATTAAATTCCGTACTTTACGTCCAAAATCTACCGCTAAGTCAGTCGTGTGAGATACCATCATCACTTTTTTGTTAGGATTCCGTCCTAAATACCACGCTGGGAAGAAAATAGACACAAGTTGGGATTTCCCGTGGCGTGGTGGTATGTTTACACAGATACGGTCTTTCTTTCCCTCCTCAATATCCATTAACATGTTAGCCAGTAGCCTGTGGTGCTTACCAACTATGTAATCAGACTGCATACGCTTACAAAACTCTATTAAATCATCGTATGCGGCTTGGTTTGTACGGCGGGTAGTTAATTCTTCGACCATACGGTCAATCTCAGCTACCTCGTCAGAGGTATATTGGTCTAAATTGTCTAGCATCTGTTGAATTTCAACTTCAGAGAAGTCTAAAACAGGTTTATTCACTGCTTAAACCCAATTCTGCGTCTACATTCAACGCTTCCCCATCAATAATGATTGCGGTATCAATTTCTTCTATAGGGTTTGCTAATTTTGCCAGCTTAGAACGTAATTTCTCTCGTAAATCATCTGTAGATTGATGTGTTATAGTAACTTCGGACTTCTCTGCGAACAATCCTACGTCTGAAATCTTACCTAAAAGCTCTAATGCACGTATTCGTACACGGGGATCAGGGTTGTCGGTCTCTAACAGTAACTTGTTTGTTACAAGATGGCGTATCTGCATGGAGCTCTCAACCACAGACTGCCCAAACTCCTGTATAATACTGTTTGTAAGGAGTAGTGATGCTGGAGTTAACGTAGCAATCCGTTTATGCGTAATTCTTTTAGAGGTTCTTTCAGAGTCACTTGCGTATGCGTTAGTTATTTTAGCTGCAGTTTCTTTATCTTCTTTGGTTGGTTCTACATCTAACCCGTGGCCCGCAAGTTCTGCTGCAGTGTTAGCTGCTGACTCCATACGATCTTTTAAATCTACAGGCGGTGGAGACTCTGATAATTTTACATTCAATTCAGGTTCTACTGTTATAGTCATACCATCTCAATGTCGCAGGTTGTTAGCCGTAAACGTGTTATAGGACGAAAAAAAATTTTACACAAGCCTTTTGAAATTTGTAGGGGGGGTGTCTGACAAATAGAGGGGGGCATTTGTTAGACGAACTCAAAAAATATAGAATCGTTCGCGCAGAATAATAATACTAAAGAGGCATGGCAACCAAAATTCTAAAAAGGGGTCATAGGGGTACGGTGGGGTTGCCCTTACCAGTTTCTGCCCTATGGTATCACATGGTAACTTGTTGTGCTATCTATTGTGTAAACGTGTTATCCTATGCTATAAATAGTTATCAGCCAATAGGTTGTGTTAACTGTACGTCAATGACGTACACAATATTGGAGCTATATATTATGACTTATACTTTTACAGATAATACACTTGAGGCAATCCAAACTATTAACGGCTTGGAAGGTTCAATATCTAAGAATACTCATGCAATAAACGATCAAATCTATAGTGTTGTTTTCAATAATCAAATGGACTCATCATACTTTGATCAGGCAGATCCCGACAAATGGGAATTTGCCACAAGGTTTGTTGCTCACTGTATTTTGAATGATACTGAATTGAAGTTTCATAGTATGGATAAAGATGAACGCAAACGGGTCAAGGCTGAGGAGTTCGATGGCAGACCTATAATAGCGCAATCAAATACAGGTGCTTCAAGAACACTTAGAAGAATAGACAGCGACGTTTATTCTTATAGGACTAAATACAAGGCACGCTTTATCGAGGCAGAAAATGCAATTGCTTGCAACCAACATGACAGGGAGCAATTAACTTTGAAAGAAGCTAATCCTTCTCATAAGATCGAGGTTTTTAAATTACCAAAAACTGATCGCTCGATAAAAAGCAATAAAGATTATTTGCTAGACCAACTAAGTAATATAGCAAAACGTATTACTAGTGACAAAACAAACGATACTAAGTTTGGCAAGTTGGAAATTACTTTGACTAACAAGTTGGCAAAACAAGTTAAAGCAATGCAAGATCTTTTAAAATAATAAATCTGGGGGAGCCGAAAGGTTCCCCTTTTTTTGTCCAAATTTTCGATGCCAGTTACAAGAAACCAGTTGCTTGAGTCGCGGTGAGTGTAACGTAACATGACACGAATAAATTAAACCAGTTGTTTGAGTCGCGGTGAGCATAGATTGACACGTTTGTACGTCATTGACGTACAGTTGGCATTAAACCAGTTGTTTGAGTCGCGGTGAGCATAGATTGATAATGTTCAATGTAATGTTCAAAAAAAGGGGCTAATGTTCACTAATGTTCATTAATTATTGAACGAAAATGAACATTATGTTTTCGTAGTAAAACGTTGTACATGGTTGTACATGGTGCGATGTGGCTACGCGAAAACCCTCTATATATATATATATTTTATAATGTTCATTTCTATGAGAAAAAGGGGACGCCGCTTGGAAAAGACCTCTCGCAGATTGCTCTGTTCAGTTTCTCAATTGCAAATTTTAAGTCGTCCTCAATTTCAATTAAAAATGAACTTCTGAACATTACTGTATTTTCAATGACTTACAAACACACACAACATAACATTACAGAACATTACAGAACATTACACTGAACACCACGCAACACCACGCATAACCACTATGAGACAGTTGTACTATCTCGTTACAACGTATTGACATTTGGTGACACTCGTGATAGTATGTTATTACGAGCCACCTCATGTGGTCGTTACTACCCTTGTGGTAGTTATCACAACTGTACGTCATTGACGTACTACTTACAGAGGAACACGTTATGATATGTTACAAATGCGGCGACGCTTATCAAGTAGGAAGGGCAGACCTTGGATACTCAACGTGTCTGGGCTGTGGAGAAGATGACGCTGTGGAAGCCCGCGCATCTTGGACAATCGTCCCCTTACCAAAACAAGGTTACACAAGAGTGACCAACGTCGAGGAACTCAAGCACCTCAACCAGAAAATACGATGAGTACGTCAATGACGTACATAAACCAAGAAAGGAAATACAATGAGTAAGACAGCACAAGCGATGTACGCAATAACCTTAGATGAAGCGGTAGATATGATAACTCACGCAGGTAAAAAAGTTACCATAATGTTGCGAGGTCACACAGGTTGCGGTAAAACATCAACACTACTAACCCTACAAGAAAGGTTCCCCAAACACAAAGCCGTACTGTTCGATGGTACATCTAAAGATTTGGGTGACTTGTGGGTTCCTGTACATGACAAAGAATTGGGTTGTATCAAGATGGTCCCTGCCGAAGAGTTTGGCATACATCTTGGTATGCCACTCGTACTATGCCTTGACGAAATATCCAAAGCTAACAAGTCTGTGAAGAATGGTATGATGCGCGTAATGCTAGAACGCAACGTCAATGGCACACCACTACACCCAGACACGATTATATATGCAACAGGTAATCTAGGAAGTGAAGGGTTGGGTGATATGCTCGAAGCACATCAAATCAACCGTATTACTGTTGTCGAAACAGCCAAGCCAACAGCAGAGCAATGGGTATCGTGGGCAATAAACAATGACATTGACCCTACAGTTATATCCTATGTGAATGAGAACCCATATGTATTAGCAGACTTCAGAGACGTGAAAAACCCAGAGGACAACCAATGTATTTACCACCCAAGTAATGTGACAGATGGGGCATTTGTTACACCGAGGTCTCTGGAATTAGTGTCTGTATTTATGAAGGTACGAGAACACCTTACCCCAAACTCACTCGTCAGCGCGGCGATTGGTACAATCGGTCCACGAGGTGGTATGGATCTACTTGCATATACCAAACTAGTGGACGACTTACCCAAGCTAGAGGACATTAAGACAAGTCCGACAACCGCAAGAATACCGAAAAGCGCAAGTGCGTTATGTATGATTGTGTATCGGACATTGGCATCTATC